CATGTACCGGGTGTCGACCATTTGGTATGGATTCGACAGTCGGTCTGGATCGACAACCAGATATGAGGTGGCGTAGTGCGCCCCACCGGAGAAGACGCGCTCGGGTAGCCAGTAGTTGACCACCAGGGAATCGCCATCCACCAGCTTATGACGCAGCGCCAGACGCATCTGTTGGGACACGGTCAACTGACGCGATACATCGTTGTAGTGGCCGATGTCTTCCGAAAAATTGCGCCACAGTGCTTCAGCCGTGCGGCGGAATTCCGCAGCCCAAACCGCATCAAACACGCTCAGGCCAGTCATGGCCGCCAGCGCCTTGTAATCCGGCATTGCCGTCAGACGCAGCGCCGCGCCAACGGTATTGTCCAAAATCCGGGTGATGCCGCCGGATGCCCAGCCATCGTTGCGCACCAGGTCGCGCGAACGCGCCACCATCCGGTCGCGGAATTGGCTGATTTCGGCATCTGGTGACCGGATCCAAGGGAGCCACTCCCCCATCTCCTGCGTCGACCAGCTCGAGGCCTCATACGGAAAAGCCGTCGCGCCAGCCACGCCCTCAGTGCGCATCGTTGAGTTCCCGTAGGCACGCGGGGGCGATGGCGCCATCGGCTGCCCTCTGGCGTCTAGTAGGGTGATGGTTTCCATCAGAACACCGGTCGGATCGCGCGCCGGCGGCGAATGCCCAGCGCGTACATCAATTCGTTGATGTGCTGCTGGAGCTGGCCAATATTAGCGCGGGTATAGGTTATGGACTTGGAACCGTCGCCCTGGGTGTAACTGAACGATTCCCCCTTGGCGCCAGTGCTCAGGTCATGCAACGCCTGCTGCGCCTCAGTCAGCCACTGTTGCAACGTGGCCGGGGGAAGGCCGGTATAGTTGTTGATTCGCGGCGTGAACAATATGAACTCCTATGCCATGCGTCCGACCGACGATTTGCGGCGCGGCTGCGCAGCTGGCGCCGAAATGGCTGGTACAGCTTCTGGCGCTGTTTGGGTTTGAGGGGGAAGAGGTTTCACAGACGGCGCGAACATATCGCCGGTTGGCGGTTGCACCGCGTCTTCCAGGCGTTGCCACATCCGATCCGTGAACCGATTCAAATCCAGTTGCTGGGCGCAGAACATGGCGTAAACCGTGCAGTCGAGCACTTCGTTGCGCTTGCCGGACGGTTTTACCCACCGGTACTGGTCGCCTGATTGCGTTTTGGCCAGCACCCGGTATTCCGAGGTGATTTGCTGGTAAAAGCTTTCGGGCAACTCTTTGCTGAAATGCACAGCGCCGGGTCCGGCGTCGACGATCTGCAATCGACCGTGCAACAAGTCCTTGGCGGTGTCGGTACCGACCAGCCACAACTTGACGCCACGCTTAATCACCTTGCCGCGCCAACTGACATCCTGTACCGAGCTGCGACCCTTAACCGGCTTGCCCTGCTGACTGTCGCCTTTGACCGCAAAAATCTTGCGGCGCACGCGCTGGCGGCAAAAGTTGTACGCCTGATGGGTATAGTGGCCGCCGGTATCCACTGCGGCGGCCTCGATGGTGAGCATGCTGCCACCGGCGTGCGGGAATGCCGTCTGCAGATAGCTATCAAGCTTGTCCCATTCGGTTTCATCAGCCGGATTGGCGTGCAGCTGGACGTAATCCACAGTCCAAGTTTCCTCGCCTCGGCCCACAGCCCAAACCACAACTTCAAAGCGATCGGCCTGGACGTCCACGCCGGCGACCAACACCAAACCGCCGAGCGGAACAACGCGCAGCGCAAACGGTTCAGCGCGCTGTGCCAGCGCCGCGGAGTCGGTCTTTTCGACTTCCTCTTCCCAGGTTTCGCCGCGCGTGGTGTTGACGAAGGTTTTCATCTTCGACATATCACCGGCTTTGGCCTTCTCGGCGGCGGCAAGGAACTCGCGCACGATATCCGACCAGGTTGCCTGGGGCGAATACGCAGTCCAGATGTGGAACGCTACATGCCCAGGGGTGGAAATCTCCTCGTCGGCATGGTCAAAGAAACGCAGCCCGTCCTCAGTCCAGATTCCTTCGGCACTGATCCAGCGACCGGCTTGCCAGACGGTGAGGTAATCGGCCTGAGTAAACAGCGCCGAGCACTCGCCACAGAGATGCGCCACAGTCTCTGGGTCGTTGTTGACCCACTTAAAGCCATGGCGCTCATCCCGCCCCCCCCACGTCAATGGGATCCACTCGCCGCAGTGCGGGCAGCGGATATGGAAGTGTAGGAATACATCCGCCAGCGCGACCCGATCCTCAATCAGGGAGAAGCCCTTGAGCTTTGGCGTACTGCCGACCACCATCTTGGGGAAGGTGGCGCCCTCGGTACGTTTTTTGGCTAGGGTGAACGGGTCGCCTTCTTTCTCGACGTCGCGGTCGAACGCATCCGCTTCATCCAGGAAGCCGGTATCGATCGAGATCCGGCGATAGTTCTTGGCGGCCTTACCGCCTTTGGTGAACAGAATCGAGTCGGTGAATTTTTTCTGTTTAAGGGTATTGCTCTTGTGGCGCGCCAGATATTGCGGCAACACCTTGCGCATAGACACCACGTCGCGCAGCGCGGGCTCCAGCTCGGTTTTTACAAAGTCGTCGCTATCGTCGTCTGTCGGCTGCCAGATGGCTTGGTTGCGGCGTTTGTGCTCGGCCATATAGAGCATGGCCGCCAAAATGATTTTGGTGTATCCGACCCGCGCGGACTTAATCCAGTCCACCTCTCGCATGTCGTCATTCGAGATGGCATTCATTACCGCCACTTGGTATGGATAGGCATCCCATGTCTGTTCAACATACGATGACTCGGCCGACAGATAGAAGTGCTGCGTGGCCCATTCGGACAAGGTTAGCGGATCAGGCGCCCTCATCGGGGACAGGCCCCGCTGGACGGCCTTCTGAATCTCTGTCTTGTTCATCCAGTTCGCTCCAGTCAAACTCAACCGACGCGGCCAGATTCCTGGCTGTCGTAATCTCGCGGGTGATGAACTCCAGATCCTTGCTAGTGATCGAATCCGAGTTGCGTTTCAGGTTGATTGGAATGGCTTCGAGAACGCCTGCGATCTGGCGACCGACGCCAGCGAGCACAATCTCGAGCAGCCAGACGGGCGCGAGTTCGCGGCGTAGCCTGGCGTTCAACATCGCCACCTTGTCAGCCTGTTCTTTCGCCAAGCGGGCGCGCTCTTGGACTAGGTCAAGATCGCCGCTTGAGGAGCGGCCAGCGGCCTGCTCGCGCAAATTCGCGCAGTACGCTTG